CTAAGTAAAGAGTAGATGTATAATCTCCTGGATCGCTACCGCAAACCTTATACACAGCAACCTTGTCGCCTGCCTTTAACGCTGATAAGTAAGTGCTTGTATCTTGAAAAGAACCGCCTTCGGGGCATTGACCCGCTACTTGACTTGCGATTTTCACAGTCAAGGTCTCATTAAACAACAAGTCCTCAGCCGTCAATATCAAATCGCCTATTCTGCAAGATTTTTCACTGACCATTTCAGCCACTTGTACGCCACTCGACAAGTCCCCTGAAACAGTATTCATAAAAACATCTGTCCAACTCATCGTTTACCCCCTTTCTTCTTTTCCTCTTCTCTCTTTTCTTCTTCCTCATCCCTAGCCTCCTTAATGTTCATGAGACTATCAAATCTTAGCTCAAGATCCATCTTGTGAGTACCGTTCTCGAAAGTATGATTATCAGATGATATCCAATACTTTCCGGACAATCCTGTAGCCGTGTCTTTTACTTCAACAAAATAACAAGATAGGCAATTTATATCACCTATAGCCGACAGTTTTATCGTCTGAGATGGTTGTGTTTTTATCAAATTCCTTGCAGCGGTTGTCTCATCAATACCCTCTTCTTTACTGTAAATCTCTTGAAAAACTCCAAACTTCTTTAAACTATCATCATCCTTAACCTCGCCTATTTGCTTGCCTTTGTCGTCAAAAATAAGCACCTTGTTTTTGATTTCATCCATACTTTCCGCGATACTGCTTGAAAATATATTCGCACTTTCAGACAAAACAAAACCTTTTATAGCCCATTCCGTCTTATAGACACCTATTCCTCGCTTATAAATCATCGCAAAATACTTGTCGCCGGTAATTTTATGTGCTCTCGAGTATGCAGCCATAACGATATCGTACATCTTCATTTTGTCACATAACATGCTTGCTATATTTACGCCAGTTTTATATAAGTGCCTAATCGGTACCTGCAAATCTGCACAGACTTGTGAAACGATCTCTTCCGCTGTCAAATTCTTAAAATTATACTGACCTGTCGACTCGAGCAAGTGCTTCATCATATCGTAAGCTGTAAAAGTGATAGTTCCTGTTTGACTTGACTTTTCTATGCCAAAAATCTGACCAAAAAAGATTTCACCCTCTTTTGCATCCTCAAGTGATATATAATCGCCTGTAGAAATACCCGGCAAATTTATAGTTTTGTCATAAGGTGCGTTTATATAATCAAAATCCACACTTCTCGCTGCTTCGCTTGCCGAACCTTTCCATACAATTCTTGAGCATATGTTTGTTATATTGTATGTAACACCTGTGCCTTTAATAAGCTTTATAACCATACATCACCTCACGGAATTACCAAGACAGTTCCGTCTTTTATAAGATTCGGGTTGCTTCCAATAACACCTTTATTTTGTTCATACAAAGTGTGCCAATCTGAATTACCCGTCAATTTTCTTGCAATGGAGCTAAGACAATCACCTCTCTTCACTGTGTAAGTCTTCGGCTTTTCACGACTGTCCTCTCTTTTCGTAGCATCCTTCGAGGATGTATCTTCGCTTGATTGTTCAGTGCTTGCGGCTTCTGCAATCACACTTGATTTACTTACAGCTATCTTTCTATGTTCTTTCAAAGTTATCGTAAAACTTATATCACCGGTTCCGTCATTTTCACCCCAATCGAAAGAAGCGACCCTGCAAGGAAAATTTACCGGAGTGCCTGTTATGATTATTCTAGTAGTTCCGCCTGCCATGATTTGCTCTATCTGCTTGACGTATCGCATAGGCTTTTTAATTCCGCTATATTCGCAATAAGTTGGGTCGTAGTGTTTTGGGAAAAAAGAAGAAAAGGAGACTGTCCTCAGTCCCCTCATTCCTTCAAGATCTACCTCGCCTATTGCATTTATATTTACCGTTTCAATCCCTTTACTTCCTTGGATTTTATACTCGCTAGGGAGTACAGGGAAACGTAGCGGTATGTTTCCTTTAAGCCATACTTGCATTAAAACTCATACCTCCCCTATTTCCTCTTGATGCCATAATCTTTTTGGCTATAGCATCACCTATTCTGTCTATATCAGCATCTTCACGAACTATAATCTGGTCAGCTAACTTCGGAATATTTAAAATTGTTCCGCCTGCACCCTTTGCCATGCGTACACTCTCATCATGCGGGTAGATCCTAGTGCCGTGCGGCAGGTCTATAATTTCTCCGCCTTTTTCACTGACTTGAACAAGTCCACCCATCCAATTGAGGTCACCTGTCGCTTTTGCGGGCACGGTTGCTCCGCCGCCAATCTTGCTTTCACTACCAGCTACAAAATTAGCCGCTCCATTTATACCGTCAATTATTCCGCTAATCATGCCTTTTATTCCGTCTATCATGCCTCCTATCATCTCAGTCCAGCCTTTAAAAATCTGAGTAACGCCGTCCCAAGCCTTTTGCCAATCACCTGTAAAAACTCCCGTTATAAATGTGATTATACCTTGTACAACATCAATTACTCCTCCTACATACTCAATTACTCCACTCGCCCATCCGGCAAAAGCAGAAACAGCTACACCCGTAGCTAAAGCAATGCCTTCACCGATTACGCCAATCAATTCTTGAATCTTAGGAATAAAAGGCTCAATTTTAGCTTTCAAACTGTTAAAACTTTCCTGTAACTTCGCAAATGTTGGAGATGTAGAGTTCATAGCTGACTTAAACGCATTAAAATTTGTCACAACGGCAAGCACAACTACAGCAATAGCTGCAATTACAGCTATTACTATACCGGCAGGACTTGTTAAAGCTGTCAATGCCGTCTTCACAAGCCCACCACCTGCTGACAATCCCGAAAACCCTCTTGTGGCCACACTAGCAAATCTACTCAAATTAGTAAATGCTCCGCCTACCTTGCCAACCATACTTACTGTATTCCCAAATATCATTAAAACAGGTCCGATAGCCGCCGCCATTGCCAACCATTTTACTATTTGCTTTTGCTGTTCTGGATCCATCTTGTTAAACGAGTCTAGCAAGCTTGTAATCTTTTCTATAAACGGGACTACCGCCCCTGCCGAGGCTTCACCTGCACTATATTTAAATATGTCAAAAGAAGATTTCATCTTTTCCATAGCACCACCCGGACCGCTCATAAGTGCATCAGCCATCTCTTGTGAGGCTCCTGTCGCTCCCTCTATACTGTCTTTGTATCCTTGCAGTGCGTCGATACCCGGACCGTTAATCAGTGTTACCCACTTGGCCGCTTGAGTTTTTCCAAATATAGCACTTGCAGCCGCTAATTGTTCTTGGTCCGACAGTCCAGTAAAGCCCTTTTGCAACTCCGCAATCGTTTCCGGCATGCTTTTCAAACTACCGTTTGAATCAAATACACTTATCCCCAACTTATCTAGCCACTCAGTAGCTTCCTGGGCAGGGTCCGCTAACTTCATAAGTCCGGTATTCAAGGCAGTAGCACCCTCAGATGCTCCGATACTATGGTCGCCGAAAACTCCGGTTAATACGGCCAAGTCGGTAAAAGTCCATCCCACCGTATTAGCCGTTGAGCCTGCTATACTCATTGCATCAAAAAGCCCCTGCACATCCGTGTTGGCTTGTGCCTGTGCCTTAGCCATCATATCCGTGTAGTAGCTTGCTTCACTTGCGTCTGCTCCGAAAGCCTTCAAAGTGTTGCCTAAACCGCTTGTAATCATTGACAAATCAGACGCCGTTCCCGCTGCTAAATTCATAGCAGGTGCAATCATATCTGCCGCTTGTACTGCATCAAAACCTTGCCTTGCAAAGTTCAGTGACGCATCCGCTGCGTCCTGCATTCCAAATGTTGAGTTTGCAGCAGCGGTTTTTATAGCACTCTCCAACAGTTCTGCCTCTTCTGCGGTACTTCCCATAGTTTCTCCAACAAGCCTAAGCGTCTTGTCTACCTCTCCGAAGCTTTTAAAACTTGCTGTACCGATAGCAGCCAGCGGTAACGTAACTCCTGCCGTAAGCTTGGTTCCAAAATTGCTTATACTCTCGCCCGTCTTCTCAACGCCCTTCCACGCTCTTGAAGCGGCGGCAGTTCCACTCGTCAATGTGCCAATAGTTTGATTAAATCCACTCGTAAAACTGTCCAAAAACCTAAACTCGACATCAACCTGTCTAGCCATTTACTGTGCCCCCTCCGCC